ATGAAACACGAGAAACCGGAACTCTCCAGAAAGAATCCCTACTGTCTGCCGAAGTATCGATACCTAGAACTCAAGAACTTCTGTTTCCAATACACCGACTGGAAACGGGCACTGGCGAGGCTGGATGGCTGGCGGGCGCAGGAGGGAGATATGGGTGGCATCGTAAAGAGCAACGTACCATCTGACCCGACTGCACGAGAAGGAACGCTGAGAGCGTACTATTCGCAGCACATTGAACTAATTGACCGCTGCATTGCCAAAATGGAACCGGCGCTCCAAACGTACATCCGGAAAGGTGTAACTGAAGGACTGTCTTACAGGAGTCTTCGTGCAAGGGGATGTCCGTGCGGCTCCCAGATGTACTACGACTTCTACCGCAAGTTCTTCTGGCTTTTGAGCATCGAACGCCAGTAACGCGAAAAATTCAGGCTCCTTTATGGACGAAAGTTCACGAAAATTGATTATGTAAAGGAGATTTTACTATGTTGAAGGCAAAGAAGAACTCTATGTATATTGACGTGACGGGTGTTGACGATATGACTGATCGCTGCACACTTATGGAAGAAATCATCCGCAGAAATTGCGATGTTGATCCGCGAATTATCAAATCGCTGGTCTTCAAACGGAATAGATGCGGTGACGAAAATCATAAGAAGTGCGACTATCAGCTCGGACTCGAAAACTATGACCTGTGCGGCATTGCACGGGATTTCAAACTGCTGAAGAGTGCAGGTATTATTGAACATGTAAGCAAAGTGACGAACTATATCGTTTACTAAAGGCGAGAGCCGTGGAGAGATCTGCGGCTCTTTGTTTTTTATTCGGACGCGAAAATAACTGACTCCTTTATGGAGGTGTTGACATTATGACATATACTGTTTATGAAGCTGCAACCTTAGTTGGTGTGAACCCAGAAACTATACGTAGATGGATTCGTAGCGGCAGGTTGATCGCTAGCATTTCAAGTAAAAAAGAAGGCTATATTATTAGCGAGGTAGATTTACAAAGAATGCATAGCAAAGACTTGGATGCCTTACGAGACGTTTATAAGGAAGAAAAGCTGGAAACGCAAAGGATAATAAGATTTCATGAAGCTATGTTAAAACATTATAAGAAACATCTTAAAGAACTGGAGGGGCGGTAACGCTTCTCTCTTTTTTTTTTGAGACGCGAAAATTTCAGCCGCCTTTATGAAAGGTGGTAGATACTTATGTTTAGTCTGATTATCGCAATTCTGATCATTGTACTGCTGGTGAAGGCGATCGGCCTCATTGGCGCAAAAACGGAAGAGGTGAGACAGAGAACAAAGAGAAGACACTAAAGAGCGGGAGCTGCTGATCTCTCAGCAGCTCTTTCTTTTTTTGCGCAGGCGCGAAAATTTCAGCCTCCTTTATGGAAAGAAATGTTAATAATAGGAGGTAACTACTATGTTTAAGTATATTATTAAGGGTTTCGAGGAAATGATGGATTCTATCGAGAAGGGATTTAACGAGACGATGAACGTCTCTTACCCGGAGGTGGAACGCAACGAACTTGAGCTTATTACTGAATACTACATGGGTGTACGATAAAACATTTGACCGGAGACGGAGTCTGAGGAAACTCGGACTCTTTCTTTTTTCTATCCTAGAATAGAACATACACGCGAATTTTTCAGGCTCCTTTATGGAAGAAGATGTCTTCCGAAGAACGAAAGGAGATTTTTTACAATGAAACATTACAAGAGAGTAAAGGCTACTTACGACCGCGGTTATGTGAACGCGATGGACAAGATACGTGTGTTTATCGAGAGCAACCAGAAAGTTATGTACATTGGTACAGGCGAGTATGCGAATGCCTCGACAGCGCAGGCATCTTACACGAACGCGATAAACCTGATCCGGGCCAGTGGTCTGGTACGAGCTGCTTGCAACAGAGGAGAATTATTTCTGATTCGCAACGACATCTGAGCCGACAAGGGCTGTGGAGAAATCTGCAGCTCTTTATTTTTTCATCACGCATTCGCCCAAAAGGCGGTGCAGAATATTACAAAGGAGAAAATCAAAATGGTGTATCTGGTTTACCTGCTTGCATTGATATTTATCGTGCTGGGCTTTCTGTTCGGTGTTTCGGTCGGGTGGAAGTGCGTACACGGCAGGAACGCGGTCGGGGACTTGATGATCGCCCCCGGAGACGAGAACGATCAGCCTTATATTTTTCTCGACCTGACGACATCCGTAGAATATCTGGAAAGCTCCGAATATGTGGTGCTGAAAGTGAAACCGCTGGAGACGCGAGAAAAACAGTCCGTTTAACGGAGGAAACTCCGAATTTACTGATAAAGGAGAAGATCAAAATGGAAAACAAAACATTATTGAACGAGACTTTGGAAAGGGGGATGGAATCGCTGAAAACGATGAAGCCCGGTTCTGAGGAGTATGCCGCTGCGGTGAACAGCCTGGCAAAGCTCCACGAGATGCAGATGAACGAGACTGCGGAAGAGAACAGCAAAACTGCGAAGGAAGACGAACTGCAGCTGAAGTGGCATCAGGCGGAAGCCGACGTGCAGAAGGCTGACTCTGACCGCAGGGTCGAAATTCTGAAGACCGTGGGCGGCATTGCCGGAACGCTCATCATGGGCGGCTTATTCGTATGGAATCAGGTGAACGGATGGTTCAACGAGGAAGAAGGACACATTCCACTGTCGCCGACATTCAAGGATGGTTCCAGAACTTTGATGCAGAACATCTTTAGAAAGTAAGGAGGACTGGAGAGTCTGAGGCGATAGCTTCGGGCTCTCTTTTATTTTATGAGATACCACGAAGAACCGCCCGACATCTGGACGAACTACTACGGCAAGGTATACCGCTGTGACCATCCGGTCTACCGTGTTTCGACCCTGTACATTGAAGGAAACAAGGGATTGTGCGTCATCCAGCAGCGTTACAATGAGGAAACCAAAGTGACCTACTGGGGGCCTATCGACCCGTGGCTGACCGACAAAATTTATCTGCGCAGCGGATTCAAGGAGTATTTTGATGCTCACGCAAAGAAGAAGGACTCGCATGGGTACTTTCCGACGGTCACTGTCCGACAGCTCATGTGGGCACTGCGGATGAAACCGCTCAAGAAAGAACGCTGGGAGACCAGCTTTGACCATGTGCCGATTTGAGGGCCTTTATTTTTTCACTGGACTTTGATATAATATAAATAGAAGAATTGACTGGAGGTGCTTAAAAATGCCTGTATTATGTATGTTTTACGGCATTATTGTTCGGATGTACCGCGAAATAGGCGGGAAGCATAATACGCCTCACATTCACGCAGAATATTCCGGACAGGAAATCGTAGTTGCTCTGGACGGAACGATTCTGGAAGGAAAATTTCCTAAGAGCCAGATGAAGCTTCTGGATGCATGGATGGAGATTCACAAGGATGATTTGGCGGCAAACTGGAAGCTCTTGTCCAACGGCGAACAGTTCTTCCGCATTGATCCTCTGAAGTAAGGAGTGACTTTTATGTTGCAGCCGAAGCTTATTAAAGTTGAGCCCATTGATTCACTGAAGCTTCGCCTCTATTATGAGACTGGAGAAGTGAAGCTGTTCGATGTGACACCGTACGCAACCGGCTCATGGTATGGGCAGCTAAAGGATGAAGACTATTTCCGAACAGTTCAGATGCTGTCAGGAGGTATAGGCATCGAATGGCCTGAAGGTCAGGATATAGCCCCTCATGAGCTATACGAAAACAGTGTCATAGTAAAGAAAACTGCATAAGTCATTGATATTTTCGAGGAGAGCTTACGAGAAATCGCAGGCTCTTTTTCTTTTGCTCAAGACGCGAAAAATTCTCCTTATATTATGGGATAAAGCCAGAAACAAAGGAGAACGTATTATGAGCGAATCGATTGGTAAGAAAATTTGGAACTATACGATTTCGGTCGGGCAAATTGTAACGACATTCCTGATCGGATGCGCTGTTGCACTCGTGATGTGGCTGTTCGTACAGATTTTCCGGCCGTCGAAAGACTGATATTTTTACGATAGACCGGAAAACGACGTAACATCGGCTTTATCTTGGGAAGAGCTTATGGAAACATAGGCTCTTTCTTTTTGTCCGGAGCGAAAAATACATCTTCCTTTATGGAGGTAAGAGGGCTTACATTGAAAGGAGAAATCACTATGATGAAAGCTATTAAGAACTTTATGAACAAACCGATTACTTGGGGCGACAGCTTTAAGTGGAGCGGCACTTTTCTGGGGCTGTATGCAGCAGTCATCGGAGCATGTGTTGCTTACGAGAAGTGGACGGACTACAAGGCTGAAAAGGAAATGTTGAAGAAGATGCAAGAGAGCAATCTGGAAGATAATATCTGATAGATACACGCCCTCTTATTTTTTTTTTTTCAAAATGGAGGTTGAACACTATGGAGGACATTATGATCATCCGCTCGAGCTTTATGCGCCGCATCATCTCGCAGATCATCAACAAGGCGCTGAAAAAGCAGATGCCGGGCGTAGAGGTGGAACTGAAAGATATTCATGTGAACTGGCTGGACAAGGAACAGAAGGTGCATCTGCATCTGGAACTGGACGCCGACGTAACGAAGGCTCAGCTCAACACCATTTTGAAGAATGCCGGGGTGCTGTGACGCGAAATTTTCAGTGTGCTTTATGAGATGGTTAGTCTCAGAATTATATTTTGGAGGTTGAACAATTATGAAGAAAGCATTGAAAATTGGTATTATGGGAATGATTGGATTTATGCTGTTTATATATGGAGGACTGAACGGATACTGCATGGCATGGAGTAGACTCTATGATAGAGGAAACCACATTGGTGCATACGGACTTTCTTATATTGCAAGGCATACTTTCAAACCCGTATTTGCTAAGTACGTGGACGTCTTCATGGCAAGTTATGGAGCGTCCTGAGCACCTATCTGCTGGAAAAGGATGACGCCTACCTGAAGCTCCGGCTGGCCAACGACCCCGGAACGGAGCGGTTCTTCTTTTACTACGACTACCTGAAGCCGGAGGACGTACCCCAGACGAGCCAGAGCATCGAATACGGCGTGAACATGCTGGACTTCGTACTGGATGAGAAATGCGGCTCCGACCTTGTGAACAGCGTGACCGCCCACGGCACCGAGACCGTCAAGCACGGCTGGTGGATCTTCAAGAAGACCAGCTACAACACCATCTCCAGCACTGCGAAGGACGACAAGTCCATTGCAAAATACGGTCTGCGGAGCCGGCACATCTACGTGGACGGGAAGACTTCCACCACCAGCAGCCTGAACAGCACGGCCGATGCCGAACTGAAAAAGTACAAGCAGAATGCAGAGCCGACCCTGACCATCAAGGCCTTCGACCGGAAGGACGTCGGCGAGAAGGTGGAGAAGCTAGGGTGTCTGCTCCGTACCCACATCCTGAGCAAACCTCACAGCTTCGACTTATGGATGGTATGCGCCAAGGCACGTCTGCCGCTGGATGCGCCGGACAACAAGGAGTTAACCTTCGGGCTGACCAGCGCGTCTCTCTCGAAGCGGACGAGCGGGCTGACGGCCATGGCGCAGATGCTGCAGGACACTGTGAAGGGTACGGTGAGCTATCTGAACAGTATCGGGTAGCCCTCTCCGTCAGCTTCGCTGACACCTCTCCCAGAGGGAGAGGCCTTGGCAGGACGGTTTTGAGACTGCTGGACGAATGAAGTTTTGTCTGGGCGAGAACGGCAGTGCGCTGCGACAGAGGGCAGGTGCAAACGAACCTCTCCGTCTGCGCTTCGCGCAGCCACCTCCCCTAGCGAGGGGCAACGATTTCGACTGCCGCCAGCGGCGGAAGCAAGGAGAAATTGTTGGGGCCGCGGTCAGCAGGATGCGAACGGATGTGAGCAGACGCTGGGAACCGCAACCCGGGGGCGAAGCACCTTTGGCAGGACGGTAAGGTCTGAGCGGGACACTTGAGGCACAATATGGCGAAAAAGGGCGGCCTTGCTATAGAGGGCAGGTGCTTCTGGACAATGCACTTTGTCAAGCTGCCGCTGGCCCAGGCAGCAGGGCACTACAGTCCACGAAACAAATAAACTTTGCTCGTCCAGAGGAAACCCGACCGACATGCCAAAGGCTCGCCCTCTGGGAGAGCTGGCGAGGAGCGAAGCGACGAGACTGAGAGGGTAGGAGGATTTATATGACATTTGAGGAAATCGTCGCGCAGATGAAAGAGGCGGTGGACGGAATACGGAAGGCCATCTACGGCGTACAGGTGCGCGAATACATCGCCAAGGCCATGGAGAACGTGGTGGAGGTGGGAAAGCAGACCATCGGCGCGGCCAAAGCTGCCAAGGAAAGCGAAGAGGCCGCAAAGACCAGCGAGACCAACGCCAAGGCAAGCGAAGAGGCAGCGGGACAGATCGCCGAGAATGCAGCGGACAGTGCCGCTAAGGCCAAGACCAGCGAGACCAATGCTGCTGCCAGTGAGCAGGCCGCCAAGACCAGCCAGGCCGAGGCCAAAAAGAGCGAAGAGGCCGCAAAGAAATACGCCGGCGATGCGGCTGCCATTGCTAACACCGACAAGACCCTCACCATCTCCGGCGCTGCGGCGGACGCTGTAGCCACCGGCGTGCGCATCAAGCTGTTGGAGATGGTGCATGGCACAGACGTAAACGGCATCAGCTTTGTTTCGGCCTTTGATACGCTTGACGGCGTAGAGCTGACAGGCGTGTGGAACAAGGCGGCGAGCCGGGTGGAGTTTTGAGGAGGTGAGAAACCTCTCCGTCTGCGCTTCGCGCAGCCACCTCCCCTAGCGAGGGGAGGCTAAGAGGAAGGAGGATTTGAATGCAGATCAAAGACTTAGCCATTGGTGATGGCTTTGTATACCTGATGGAAGGCAGCACAAAAGTCAAGTTTTACGTGCTGGTCCACAACTACGAGAGCGGCCTGAACGGCAAGGGACGGACGCTGTTTTGCCGGGAGAGTCCGGCGACGAGCGGGGTCCATAATGTGTCTAAACTAGATACTTACCTTGTCAATAACAGCGGTGAGGACACCTGGTACAAAAACACCTATGTGAATAAGTTTTCCGAAGAAGTACGGAACTTGATCGGCATGACAAAATATGCCGGTCATTATGTTCGCTATTATAACCATTCCAGTACTGGCGGTGGTAAAGGAATAGAACTTGACGGCGACACATACAAGTCAAGCTTTTTCCCTATTTCGGCAGCGGAAGTCGGGGCATCGGGCTACTCCGATGGCTCTGCGCTTTCCTCAGCCGCAATCAGCAGGATCGGCAGCATTCGAACCCGCTACGGAAGCGGCATCTGGACGAGAAGTCCATATATGCGCATTACATATACTGATGGGTCGCATTGGCCGGAAACCCATTACTATGCCAACAGCGTCTACATAGCTTCCGCAAGCGGCTCCAGTGTTACGACTGCCGAAGGCACTTACGGCAGTAGTTACGGCTACCTTCCATGTTTCACCCTGCCGGAGACGCTGTACATCGACAAAGACGGCTTCGCCTCAGCAAACCAGCCGCCGGAAGTGACTTCCGATGCAGGCGAGAGCGGCGTGGCGCTGGGCGAGAAGAACGAGCCGTTTACACTGCTCTACACCGTGACCGACGGCGACGGAGACCCCATGACCATCACCGAAAAGGTGAACGGCGTGGCGCTGGCCGTCCGCGAGAACGTGGCCTCCGGCACCGAACTCACAGTGAAGTGCCTAAGCGAGAAGGCCCTGTTCCAGCAGATCCTCAACGGGGAGAACACATTGGTGCTGAAAGCGGACGACGGAAAGACCACGACAGAGTGGACCGCTACCTTTACCAAAAATGTGACAAGCGCCGTCCTCTCGCTGGCCCAG